CTCCCACCGGTTCTGTGCTTCAGATAATTTGTCTGATAGCTCTGAAATACTCTTATAAACTCCATTGATAGATGAAACGGCGCTGCTCATAGATGAAACTCTGTCCATTGAATCAACAAAATCATTCATCTTATCTGTGATAGTCTTAACTGATTGATTATCAATGTCTAATTTAACTTTAACTGTAAGTCCAAGATCCTCAAGTGTTTTATTAAGATTGTTTATAAGATTCTGTCCTTCTTCTCGTGAAATAGCGCCAATTTTTACCTGAAGTGAAATATCTGCTGCCTTTGAAACAATTTCTTGATATTGCTCAACAAGTGTTTTCTGTGTTTTTGCTGTGCCATTGATTATTTCATTTATCTCTGCGGCGCGCTTCTTCCAGATATTAAGAAGTTCAAGAACTTCTCTGAACTCGTCTGTATTCGGATCAAGGTCCTGAAGTTGCGATTGAAATACCTGAACGAAATGTTGCGCTTCGGCCAATGAATTGTTTATATATTCAATAGGCTGGTCTGTAGAAACAAGTTTTTGAAGTCTCTTTACCTCTTCTTCTGCATCAATTAAGTCCTGTTTGATAGTAGCGAAATTAGCATCTTCGGGGTTTGTATTCTCAAGAAGTCCACGTAGTCTAGTAGCTTCTTTCTGTGCGGCCTTAAGTGAACCAACAACTGGAATATCTTCTGTGCTTCCTCCTCCAGAACTAGGCTTGAAAATTGTAGAAATATCAATTGAACCTGCAATTTCTGCGGCCAACTTGTCAATTTCTCCTTGAATTTTATTAGCATTCGCGTGCGTCTCATTGTATATTCTTTTATTTGCCTCATTTGCGCCTTTTTCTGTATATACCCATGCGCCATTTCGGTCAACGTACTCATTTCCACCTGCTGTACTATGCCCTGAACCACCAACCTTGCTGCCTGTGCTCACTTTTCTTCTGTTATATTCTGCATCTGCTCTCTGCTGCTCTTCGAAAAGACGTTTATACAACTCAACAAGTTGCGCCTGTTTAGCGGTTGCGATAGCTCTCTTCTTAAGTGCGTCAACAACTGCATCTGTATTATTTACAAATGTATTTTCCGCTGAAATAAGGTCATTTACCTTTAATCCAAGATTCTGAAACTCTGTCTGATTCTCTTTTATCCATCTCTTTTTATCAGAAACTCTTGTCAACTTGCTCCACTCAATTTGAAGAAGTTTATATTTAGAAACTAAATCGGCTGTTTTCTCTGAAACATCTTTTACATAGTCATCGTACGCCTTTCTTTCTTTTTCAAGATTCTCTTTATGCTTCTTCTCTGCCTCTGTAGCTTCTCTTGTTTTTTTACTATATGCGAAAATAGCTCCTCCAACTGCGATAAGTGCGGTCAATAATAATAAATAAGGGTTTGCCTTTGCGGCTGTATTGAAGGCCTTTTGTGCGATAGTAGCGCCAATTGTAGTTTTAGTATTAAGTGCTGTAGCGGCTGCGGCTGCTTTTGCCTGAAGTGTAGAAATACCCATCATCAGTGCGCTTTGCTTCTGAAGTGCGTTGCCAATTTTAATTGCTGCATTAGCGCCAACCTCAATTGCTTTTACCTTTGCGATTACCTGAACAAGTTTTTCTGTGCTCTTTTCACTCAATACTCCGCTTGCGGCCATTGCTTGAAGTGATGATGAAACAACGTCTATACCTTGCTTCATAGCATCCCATGCGGCTGTATCACTAGCGAGAACCTTTATACTGTTTTGTGCGTCAACTATAGCATCTTTATACTGTCCTGCTTTTAAAGTCAACTCTTGTATCTTCGCTGCGGTCTCTTGTCCTAAAGGGGAATTTTTCATTTCAGAACTCATATTTCTATAGTTTATAGTCAAGTCCTGAATCTGTCTAGTCAATTTCATCAACTGCTGTCTGTAGTTTGAAACTGAACGGTTATCTCCTTCAACTTTATTTAAATCTTTAAGTATATCGGCTGTAGATCTTCCTTGTTTTCCTAGTCCTTTTACTGAATCGCTTGCCTGGTCTGCTGAATCCTTGAATTGCTCTGTTTTCTTTTTAGAATTTTCTAGTCCACTGTCATATTCAGAAGTATTAATACCTAAAGTAGTCCTAAAATCTGCCATTTAAGTTTAAATCATTATTTTTTAAAATTTTTTAAAAAGTCAACCATATCTAACTGATTGAATGTTAATGACTTAGCTGTTTCTATCATTTCATCATCTTTCTTCTTGAACTCTTTTATCTTTCTATCATAATTATCAAGATATTCTGTATTGAAGTCTCCATCTTGATTATAGTCCGCCGCTCTGTCCCAAGGAAGAGGAATGATTTCTTCCATTTTTATCTTCCTTTTTGTATTCGGCTGAAGAATAAAATATCCTAACTCTCTCAACATTATCCTCTGATAAACATCAACATATTTAGAACATTTTATCACCTCAAATGCCTCATAGAAACTCATCTTGTCAAGAAAATATTCTATACTTGCTGATCTAGTCTCGAAACATATCAATTTCAACCACTCATGCGCCCATAGAACATCTTCATCGTCTACTTTTTTTTTGCTTGCTCTCTGTCATGTTTAGATAAAAGTGATAATTGCTCCTGTCCGGCCTTCTCACTCCACTCCTGGAAGTCCTTCAACAACCATGGTTTTTCATCTAACGTATCAACGAACTCATCAAAAGTGATATCTTCTTTACCATTATTAGAACCAACAACATACGCCCAGAACGCCATAATACTCTCTGTATAAGGCTTGTCGCTGTCGAACATGCTCATGCTGTGCCCAGTCATGTTTTCAAATACTATCTGTGCTCTATTAGTCCATTTTAAAGTGATTACTTTTCCATTTATATTGATATCCATAAGAATAAGATTATATATTTATCATATAATAATATAGAAAAAGAGGGCCAATATTTTCTATTGGTCCTCTCAATGAATTTATTAAGATATATTATTGATTTTTAATTAGTTATACACAACTGATTGATTTTTAATTAATTAGCTGTATAATAACCAAGAGAAAGTGGTCCTACGCCTGTCATTGAAACACTGAAAGTTGCGTTATCACCGGCCTGTGCTGAAATATCGATAGAATCGATTAATACATAACCGCATAACATATAAGTATTTGTATCAGGAGTCCAGGCGCCATCTTCTGTAACATTATATGAATAAGATGAATTATAATCTGAACCGCCCTTGTAACCCTTCTTTAAACCGAAATAAACCTGGAATTTATCACCATCTACTACACCAAGTTTAAACATGTCCTCGAAAGCGCTCTGAACATAAAGATGTTCGGCGGTAACATTCCAACCAATCTTTGTAACCTCGCTCATTGTCCAAAGTCCAGTATCCTTTGAAGATATTTCTGAAACTTCAGGAGTGATATTTAAAGTATGATTACTAGCATGTGCGATGCTCTGTCCATCTTTGAATAACATTAAGTCTGAACCTTTTATGATCTTGTTTGTAAGTGCCATAATATTATGTTTTTTATATTTTTATAGTGAATAATTATTCGTAATTTTCTACATAACCTCTAAAGAATAAAGTCTGGATAAAAGTATCATCTGTGAAATTTTCAGATATATTAGTCATTTTAACTTCATCTAAAATGATATTTAACCCTTCATCTATAACTCTTTGGTCCTCAAATAGTTGTCTGATTAGATTAGCGATTTCTATACTCTCAAGATATTTTTCGCTCTCTACAACTATTTGAAAATCAACTGTATCATTGTACCATCCATCTTTATCTAAAGTATATGATGATATATTCGTTTTACTAAAAACAATGAACGGATAAATCACATCTTCTGGTTTTGTATATGGGGCTACAAGCGGCCATATTCTCTCACCTACATAAGATGATAACTCACTTGAATTGTCTAAAGTATCATAAATCAACTCTCCTATCAATATTGTATTTATCATAAATCTGTATTATTTATTTTTTCTATGGTCTTTTGTATTTCGGCCATGTATATATTTGATAAACGAGGAAGAACACTTTGCTGTGCCTCTCTGAAGAAATACCTTCCAGATATTCTTCCTGTATATTTTGGTTTATTAAATTTAACATTCTTTTTACTCTTCTGATAACGGTCGGTCGTGCCTTTTTCAAGAAATCTCAATCTATAAGTGCCACTACCTGAACTTCTCACTCCAAGGATATGAACTTTTGCCTCTAAATCATCATTTCCATTCTCATAAACTTTAGTCCTACGAACACCGTCATCTATCTTGTCATTAAACTCAACTCTTTTGCCATCATACCAGTGGGGATTATTTCTAGTCTTTATTTTTGAAGATAATTTAGTTTTAGTCTCTTCTTGTAAAGTTTTTGCTCCTTTGTTTATTGCTCTTCGAACGGCCTTTGTCATTTCAGAAGATGATAAATCACAAAATTTATTGAACACTTCTTCAATATTACATTCTAAACCATTGGTTTTCATTTAGTTAGCCATTATTTATTTGTCCTGTATAAGAATAACTATAACTTGTATCTTCGAAATAAATACCATTCGCAATCTCAACATCTATTCTTTTATTCTGAAGCTCTCTGTTCTCTTCAATTGATAATATTCTATAAAATTTTCCTTTATATTTTATATAATCATCTTCTTGAACATCAACATATATTCTAGTGATAAAGTATTTCGTATATGGATATTGTATCTCATAGTTTATCACTTGTCTAGAGGTCGTATTATTAGAAACACCAGCTCTTGTGGTCTTGTATTTCTGAACAATTTGCTCCTCTTCACCAACACGGTTTTTAGTAGTGGTCATTCTCCATATTTCAATTATTTCATTTAATATTCCACTAAACATTTGTTAATCAATTAGTTATATTTTCTATATAAATCTGCAAGTAATTCGAAACTATTTGGAACAGTATTCATATTTGATGATGAAACACTTTCTCTGATAGCATATTGAGTGCCCACGAATAAAAGTATAGCGTGCTCAATTGCGGCTGGAATATTATGATTCTCATCTTCTAGATCTGATAAATCACGGTTAATATATTTAGAAACAACATCCTCACCAACAATCTCCAATGAAGTAATGTAATCATCATCATCGGTAAAATCAGTATCTATATTCAAATGTTTTTTCAATCTAGTAAGACTAATATATCCCATTTTAATTATTAAATTTTTTTAAAAAATGGGGCGGCGGTTTATATTTCCACACCGCCCCGGAATAAATATATAATGATAGAAAAGTAAGTAGTTGAATATCAAATAGTTATCCAACCATTTGACTATCAATTAATTAAGCTGTTGTATAAGTAT